CTTTTCCTCCAATCCCGCTCCGACCATAGTGGCGACTCCATGTGTGGTAAACCGGACTGAAAGAACACTCTGAAATCATCTGTACCCCGCTCCATTGGGAGCCACAGAGAATTGCGATCACGCTGCTCCTCTGACTTTGTGAAAGCAAATGCCCAAGGACAAAGCGTCACCCGCCCTGCCGGGCAATAGGATGCAACCCACGATGACCCGTCAGCCAGAATGTCGTCTGACGGTTTCCAGTCCAGCTCCTCGGCCATGTCGTCAGCGTCCCTGAATACAACCACCTTGGTTTTCTCTCTGGCCCTGACATACAACCCCTCCGGGGTGCTGTAAGCTGCCTCCGGGTGGGCCACGCAGAATGCCCGGCACATATGGGGCAACCAGCTTGGATAGAGCAGGTCAATCAGGGCAACATCCTCCCCCTGTATGGGCATGACCATCCAGCCGTCAGTCCAACCGAACACAGATGCCTCAACGACATTCCACTGGGTGGCTCCGTCACTCCTCGCAAAATGAGATACCCGCCTCACTCGCTCAACAGGATGGGTGAACTCAATCATCGTCGTCACAACTCCCAACCAGCACGACACTGGCCTCAATCACCGTGCTGTCGCATTCAGTGATAACGTCAATGTTTGTCATCTCCCTTTGGCCGCTATCCTTGAGTGTTACCTTGGCAGACCTGATGGCCAAAGCCTCACTGTCTGCCTCCACATCAATCAGATCCATCGCAATGATGCGTGTCTCCCGCACCACAAACGCCACAGTGTAATTCCCGCTCATTTTTTCTCCCCCTTCAATAACCCGGCCACCCCGGCCAAGGCAAGCAAAACCGCTGCCGCCGTCAACAGCACGACGACAACGGAACCAGCAAAGGCCAGCCACCCCTCTCCAAGCCAACCCTGAACTATCCACCCGGTGTACGTTGCCGGGATTCCCAGCAGAGCGATGACCATCACCGCACTGCATGCCATAGCAAACTTTCCTGCCTTGCTTTTATTCTGCGTCACCTTGGTCACCTCCGATCTTCCCTGCTTCAATTCGCTCTCCGTCAGCAGGGATGGCAACGTCACCTCCATCCACAACACCTCCCATTCTGGCGACAGCTTCTCTGAACCGTTCTCTTTCATCTGATCGCACATGCTGTTCTCCGATCAACATCGTGATGAGCTGCCCCCGCTTCCGGCCCCGGCTTGACCACAAGGCAGAACACTTGAGGTATTTTCCCGAACATCCATTCACTTCAAACATCAGCTCTTGGCCTTGAAATTTTGCATGGAAACACTGTCCGACATCCGGCTGGCCCTCAGCAGGGTCAGCCATCGGCCAGTCCATCCCCATTTCAGCCAACAGCTCACGCGCATCCTCCGCAGCATTGATCCACTCAGTGAATTCCGAGATGGCCCGCGTTGAATATGCCCGCTCATTTGCGTTGGCCGGATCAAACCCCCTCTCAATGACCAGCCGGTTCCCCAGAGTCATGAGCAGTTCCTTCAAGTTTACCCTCGCCATGTCATTCCAGATAGACATCAAAACCCCCTCCTCAGTTTGCGTTGCTTTTCATCGTACATCCTCTGCGGCTCATTCATACGGTCAGCCGGCACATCCCACTGACAAAACCAGAGGATGTACCGGAGGTGCTTCATTGAGGTCACATCAGCACGGAACACGGCCTCACTCAGAAGCCCAAGGCAGACCGCCCGCCCAAAGTGCCCAAGCTGATTCAGTTCCATCTCCCCGTTTGCATATCGCTCGATGCTGTTCAGCACCCTCGCAATCTGCCCCCGCTCCTCCTCATCCTTGATCGGCGCAACTCTGTCCCGGATCTTTTCACTGTACTCAATCATCGTGTGTCCTCCCCTCCCCATGTGACTACATACACCACGGCCTGCACAAATGAGGCTGCCAGTGCGGTTACAAACAACGCTTTCAAAAATAAGATCATGATTGTCCCTCCCGTTCTTTCATCGTGTCCAAGAATGCTGAATTTGATTCTGTCCTTGGGGCGAACTGCCCACTGTTGATTGCGTCAACCTGAGCGTGGATCTCCTCTCCATACTTTTCCCACTCCAGTTGGAACCTGCGAGGCACTACCGTGCCGCCGTCAAACATGTCAGGCATGCGCCACCCGTCAGCGTCAGGATAAATGTAAGCCCACTGGAAGCCATCGTCGTCAAACCGGACAAGCACAATCACGATCTGGTTGGCCGCTTCCGGGCGCCAGAACCCCAAGGTGTCCGTCAACTGCGACAGCTTGTCGTGGTGGTGGTTGTCGATGATATCCCCGCTGGGCTCAACCGTTTCAATGTCCCATTCATAATCCACTGCCATGATCGTGTTCCTTGCGTGAGAGGTTGTTAGCTCATGTAGTCCATGACGACAATCGACTTGCCCGCTGCCGCAGCATCGGCTGCTGCCTTGTTCTCCTCAGCCAGCACCTGATGACTTTCACCGTGCCACCCGTGGTAGTGGGCTTTGAAATCCCGGCACCAGTTCTTGACGATGCGAGTCTCATCCTCATAGCTGAAATCTCTCATGTGTCGGGGCATCCGCTCCTTGAGATCATCAAGGATATTCATGGTGGTCGTGAAGTGAATTCCGTTCACAGCCTTTTCCGGGCATCCGATGAACAGCTCCACTGGCTGTCGGCGGTAGTTGGGGTGCGTCATGGTAGTGTTCCTTGCGTGAGGGTTATCGTTGCTGCTGATGAAGGTGATCGAATCGGCCCGTTGCCCCGCCCTTGGGCATGGCCTTGGTGAAGTGAAGATCCAAAGTGATGCTGCCCGGCTTGCGTGCCTTCTGCTTTGTCGTGGTCGTGGTGTCGGCTGTCTTGTATCGGATGACCATGTCCTGTGTTCCGAACTCCCGGTTGTTGGCGATCCAGAACACCTTGCGGCTTGCGAAGGTCATCGTGCCGCCGGTGGTGAGGTTTGTGAGCGTGATGGCCTTGGGGGCATCCCCGATCTTTGCGTTGAACTCAGCGGCATCCCCGTCCAACCGCCAGCCGATGTCGTGACGGCCTGAGAGGGAGAGGTTGTGGTTGCGATCAGTGACATCCGATGTGCAAAGGAACCAGCCCTCAGAACTGCAACCACGCCCAGCGTGATAGGCTGCGATCTCATCTAGCCGTGCCTGCTCCTTGGCCTGCTGCTTGGCTTCCCACTTTGCGAATTCTGGGCAGTTGGCTTTCTCGTCGGCGGTCATTTCGCTGCGTAGTTTTCTTGGCCGTGCCATGTCGTGTTCCAGTCAGTGAGTGAGTTAAGTTTCAACGCTATTGAATATATCGACCCGCTATATTCCTTTCAACCGGAATTCCCACCGATTGTGAAAATACTTGAAGGCCAGAGAATACCGCCCATGAAAACTAGGGCTGCGGCTTGCCATCTTTTCGGTCAGGCTCTGGTGGGATTCCTGCCGATTCAGGCGGCACCACCCAAAGCTCCGGCTGGCCGGTGTCGCCATAGAATTTAGCAACACCCTCAACCACCGGCCCGGTAGTCATGAAGTGACCATCCAGACCATCCCCCTCAACAACGATTTCAACCACGCCATTGAGCATGTCGTCATACGTCTGGCTGATGCTCATGAGAACCTGATTGGGTTGCAGTTTCAAGGCATCCTCAATCACCGCCAATGGGATGGCGCACACGGCCCGCTTGCGTCTGTTCAGATCAGTCATGTCGTCATTTCCTTCCGGCTCATATCCCCAGTTCACAATTCCAGCCCCCGGTCAAACCGCCCCCGTTGCGTGTGTCGTATCCGGCACACCTCCGGCAGCTCCAACCTGCGGCCACGCCCTGATCCATACTGTTTGTCCAGCCAGCCCCTGTATGCCCTGTCCTCAAAAGTGCGTGCCCATTCTTCCGCTGGTCGCTGATACTTTTTGCTGTCTGGCAAATATCCGACAGCCCGGCAGCAATCGCCGTCAACTATCTGGACGCCACCAATGGCCCTGTTGTACCGCTTCCGCATGAATCCCGTCTGGTCAACTTCACACGGCCCGTCCACCTCTGTTGCCGCCATCAGGATTTTGTCGCCACGCTTCTGTTCTGGAACCTGAACCCACCGTGGGTAGAACAGCACACCCTCCGGCTGCGACCATACCTGACTTGCGAGGGCATCCACCGCTCCATCCCCCAGCGTCATGTCGCAATCAATGAACCAGACTACATCGGCTGCTGTCGATTGCGCCGCCATGTTCCTTCCAATTGCCCTCCGACACAGCTCCCCTCTTGGCAGCGTCCACACCCGGTAGCTGATGTTGGTCGGCAGATCCCAGCCAGCAATCTGCTCCAACCTCTTGGCCGTGTTCTCATCCTCCTCCGGGGAACAGAACACGGTCAGCAAGACATCGCTGTGAACCGGTGGATGGAGAATCAAACTGCTGATCTGGTAAGTCAATGCCCTCCAGTACCGCCAGCAGTGGGTGACGATCTCAAGCTGCATTTTCACATCACCTCTCTCAGCGGGATCATGGTCAACCTGTTGCTGTCCCAAAACAGATTCTCCTGTGCGACATCATGCTCCCTGTCGCTGTCCTGCTGACCGCCCGTGTCAGCAGACCAGTAGTGCCTCTCAGCTCCGTCATACCCGTCCATCCCGACAGTGTACACCTTGATGCCGTTCCGCAGAAAATTGGCGGCCATGATCACGCCTGAACTTGGGTTGTCAATGTCTGGGTGCGTCCTCGCCAACTTTGCGTCAGCATGGAACCGGTTGGTGTACCCCTCCGACAAGATGCGAATGAACGACACCCCAATGGATGGCCGCAGGTCACCGGGCTGTGCCTCATTCAACACCCAAGTGGTCATCCGGGTTCCAACCATCGCTGCGTATTCATCCCCACGCGGATATGAATTGAACCGGACAACCTCCTCAAACCCGTCAATCAACTCCCCAAGCTCGACATCAGTTGCGCTTGGCCCATTGCCGATCAACACGATGGATGGCAACCGTGACTTGCGTATCTGTTCCAGCAATTTTGACGACATCCTCACACCATACCTTTCTGTTTCAGAAATTGCGCCAGCCGGTTGTCGCTGGCTGGCGTCCAATCCCGTATCCCTCCGACATTATCCCGAATGGCTCTCTGGTACAACGGCCACCAGATCTGCTCTGCCTGTTTCCGCAGATGCTTCCTGCCGTGAAAGTGCCAGACATGCACCCCCTCCCGGTTGGCTCCATAGATTGGTGAGCAGTTCCACCTGTCATCAACTATCTCTGCCCCTTGCCTCAACCAGATCAATTGAGCCGCAAGTTCATCTGCGAGGAATGAACCTGCCCTCAACTCCGCAGTTGCTCTCCAGTCCCTTGCGAACTCCATTGACCGCTCCCCCTTCCCAAACGCAACAACCCCCGTGTTGATAGCAGGATATGTATTGCTTGTCTGCTCCTTCACCAGCTCCGGTGCTACCTCCGACCACGACAGGATGCGACTCTTGATCCGGCCCCCGGTTGTCACCCAATCAGAATACCGCGTCAGCCGGACACGCCCGGATGGAGTGACGAACAAAGGGTCAAGTGTCTTGACCACAGCCGTATCTGCGTCAAGGAACACGGTGGAGTCGAATGGACTCAGCTCGATCATCTTGATCTTGTTCATGTATCCTGAATTGCGCCCATAGGACTTTTGCTTGAATGGTATTGGGATCAGCGGCCCCAGCCCCCCCTTATCCAGAAGCCCAAACAGCTCCTCCGCATAATCATCTCCCAGCATAATTCCAACCGGCCCTGTCCAGTGATCTCGCAGCGACATCAGCGACACAACCAACACGGGCCAATGCCGCTTCCCAGCTATGAAATACAATACCCCGTGCCTCACATCCGCCATTTGCTTCTCCACCCCCTTCCACCGTACCAGTTGACCAAGGCATCCCGGCTCTGGTGATGATCTGCGGTGCTGTTCAAGGCACGGGGTGCCGGCAAATCCTTGTGTCGCAACTTGGCGTCATGGCCTACATCCCGGCTCACGTAACTGGGCCAGCCAGTCTCCAGCTGGATTCCCTGAGACATGAAGATGTCGTCATTCATTAACATCGCAGCCGTGGCCCCCTCCTGCGCCGCCCGCATCCGATCTCGCAGTGCTATCCACACGTGTTCCGAGTACAGAAAATGCGCCCGACAGGTCATGTCTGTCATGGACGGGGCATCAGTATTCCTGCGGACATTACGCCTGAGAATTGTGTAGCCCTGCTCCATGTTCCCCCGGTAGATTCTACCCACATCACTCAGTGTAGAGAATTTCCCCCCCAACGCATCAGACTGTTCTTCATATGCCTCAACTGCCCGCTTCCCCGGCATCATATCATCGTCGCAAAACAGGACAAATTCTGTGGTCGCAAAACTCGCACCGACAAACCGGCAGGGTGGCCCAGCGTTGACTCCAAACCGGTACACGTCACTGAACTTTGAGGCCAGCTCCTCAGATATTGCAAACTGCCCTTCATCCTCCGGGTGATTGTCAACCAAAACCATCGCTGCGGGAGCCACTGTCTGATGTCGGAATGCCTCGACAATCCGCAGCAAATTTCCGGGCCGCTTCCAGTTCGTCAATACAACCGTCGTGCGCCCGGTTTTCATAGCGTTATCCCCCCTGTGCTTGACTTGTGCTTGACTTGTGCTTGACTGTTGCTTGCCTTTGCTTGCTTTTGGTCAAATCCAACCGGCTGCGAGAGGAGTCTGACCGCCTGTGCTTGCTTTGTGCTTGCTTTGTGCTTGCCTTTGCTTGCCTTTGCTTGCCTTTCCATCTCACCCTATAAAAGCAGGGTGATTCCCTGTGGTCACTTTTCATCACACCTGTGCCATCTTTTCAGCGCATGCCGCCCGTGATCCCATCCCCGTGCCTTGAGATTGACACGCTGATACGGCCAGCCCATTCTCTCTGCCACGTACCACAGAATTGTGTCCTGTGATGGGCAAGGCATCCGGCCCCCGCCCCGCTCAATCATCCCCCATACCAGTCTCGCAAACCGGGTTGTCCCAAGAAGGAACCATGACTGAATGCGCCTGTGCCGCACCCTCGCACGCGGGTTATCCGGGAGGGACTTGACCGGGGGATTTCCACCCGCCAATTCTGGTACGGTTTCAGACCAATCGTCCAACGCCGATATGAAGCTGCTTGGCCTTGTGTATCCCCACCGATGAGACGTGAACGCATAGGTTTCATCCGTCCACTCCGGGTCAATCCATTCCCCCGGCTGAACGGCCACGGTGTCTGTATCAATTTTGACATAGTGGGTTGTTTTAATTCTGGCCGCAGCCCAGACCAGACCGGTCAGCATCACCTCCCTCTGATCGGCTCCCTGCTCCCGGAGGTGATCACCGTCCCACATGATGGCCGTGATCTCAGGGTGGTCGCAAAATGATAGCCTGCGTGACCAGTCCCTCCACGACCCCCCCGCCCTGTCGCAAACAAACATCAATCGTTCACCTAGAATTTGCGCGCGGTTCAATCGCCATGACCCCCAAGCCACTTCCATTTCCCCGACATGGCTGTCGTCAATCCCCACCAGAACCGTGACCGACATTTCGCCCCCCTGATGTGAACCGCTCGATGTCTCCCAACTCCAAACGCAAACCCGGCTTGGGCCGGTACACCTCAATGGCGGTTGCCCGCACCTGCCCTGTATTTTCAAACTGGTGTATCACCCCCGCTGGAATAAAGACAGGCGATGACACCCCGGTCAAACTCTCAATCATTGGGCATGGCCCAAGGTGATAACCCTCCCGCCACCCCCACCGCACTGTCAGGCAGCCGGTCAGCCCGACAAACAGATTGTCCTTGTCGTTATGATAATGAACTGAGCAGAACCCGCCCGGCTCAACAAGGATGTATTCCACCTGCATCCTGTCGGTGGCAACCATCCGCTCCGTCAAGCCCCATGCCTTGATCATTTCTTCTTGCCCTTGGGCTTGCGCAGCGTGAGTGGCTTTTGCCCTTGGGCCTTTTTCCTGCGCCGCTTCTTGGACACAACGCCGCTTGGCCTTCCCTGCATTTTTTCCTCCCCCACCGTTTCAGCATTGCGTATCACGTCTCCAGATTGCTTGAGTGCTTGGAGCTGGAAATCACTGATGGAATCAGTGAACATCGCAAGTGCCGTGGGCAAGTCCAGTGATGGGAACCCGTTGGTGATCATGGTGTAGTTCAGCCTCATGGCTATGCCCCCGTCAGCCAGCTCCTCCCCGTCAGGATCATCCGTCAGCGACCACACCGCAATCAAATACCTTTGTGACTTATCCGCTTCTTGAATCCGGGTTGCTATCTCCGGGTGGGCCAGCGGCCCGACTCCCACATTGTTTGTCTGAGACTTTGCCATCACTTCTCCTCCTCGATTTCACCACGGTTAAATTTCTCGTCATCACCATCCTTGCCGTACCAGTTCTGCCCGCTCAGGTTGAGGGGGATTCTGCTGGCGCTTGATTTGATTGCTGACTCAAATGGTACATGCGGGAATGTCGTCAACTTGCTCTCCGGGTTGCAGTTGTACACCTCAAAATTAGCATCATCAAATACCGGCTTCAATGCCTCCATCATGGGCACCATTTTAGCATATGAGGAGTTGTTGGATGCGTATACGTTGACGGCCCGCTTCATCTCAAAGCTGTACGGTGTCTTATGATAATCCCAGTGCCAGTCGCAACCCAGCAGGTACACCCGGAAAAACCCAAGCCACCAAGCCATCTTCAATGCCGAGAACATCGTGGACAGAACTGGCGGCCAATTGTTTTTGTGCTTCTTGGAGTTGCCAAAGCTGACCGTTGGCTCCGTCAGGAACCGCTCTGGATCAAAGTTTGTGTTGCGATCATACCCGACAACCCCCGGCTGGAACTGAATCTGCTCATGTGCCGTATCAATCCGGCCACTGGCCCTCCTCTCATACATCTCATTCCACATCTTTGCCCTTGGGAGGAAACAGGTGATGCCGGGGTCACGCCAGATCGCATCATGAAATTTCCTTGGCGGGTCACCGCAAATGAACAGGTTGGTTCTGTAGGTCAGCGCAGCATTGTTGACCGCCATGCTGACGATTCCCCTCTGGTCAAGTTTGGTCAAGTCCAGAGTGCCGACAGATGGCCCGCCAAGGAGCAGATACAAGTCAGCCCCATAGTACAAACCCGCAAACCCTCCACGCCTCCCGCAGCGGTCATACACAGCTTCAGGGCTGGATTCATTTATCATTCGCCGCCCACCTGAGCTGACTCTGTTATCCTTCATGCTGCGCCTCCACCGCCGCTTTGTGCGGCGTGACGCATCAACAGGGTTGTCTGGATACACAGGCTGCGCCGCATTCCTGCTTGGCGCACTGTCCAGTGTCAGTATTGTCGGCAGGGAAATTGCCGGTGACAGATCAACCTCCAGCCTCTCACCCTTGGTGGAGTAGTCTTTGCACGCGGCACATATCGACACGCTGGCCTGCCTGTGATCCTTGTGGTCGCAAGCATGAATCTGAAATGACTCCCCGCTCACCAGCTTTCTGGTGAGCAGGATCTTGCCTAGATAATCACACGGTGGTCGTCTGTCGGTGGCTCCCAATGCTCCCAATCCTCCTGCGTGTTGATGGCAGCAACGCAGCGTTCAACACGAATGGCAGACACGGCCATCCCGTTGTCCAGCCACCCAAGTTGTTCCAGCCGCTCTGCTGTCGCAAGTGCAGAGGAGGGCATCTTGCTAATGCGTTCCAGTTGCGAGACTGTGAACCCATAGCACCCCAACTGTTGATATGCCCCCGCCAATTCTGCTCTGGTGAAATATAACGCTGACCCCGCTTTGGACACAATCACTTTCATTCTGTTTTCGTCAACCGACTGGCCCAGCTCCGGGAGCGGTGCCGCCAATGTCGTGATGGTTCCAGTTCTCTTGACCCCCTCCGCAACCGCATCCAGATATGCTCCGGGCATCCCCGGATGATTCACTTGGAGGCTGACCACCACCTCAGCGCAGTTGGCTGTCCGGTGAATTGCCTCCGCAACCCTCTCTGTCCTGCTGTCATGTCGGCCCGTCTCGACAATCTGAACCGGCCAATCAGCTGCGTGCTGCTGAACCTCCCGGCTGTCGGTAGCAATTATGATGCGGTCAAATGTCCTCGCACGGCAGGCTGCCTCAAATGTATAGCGCAGCAGGCTCCGGCCCCCCTTCTTGAGCAACGGCTGATTCCGCAACCCCCTCCCCGATTGTACCGGTATACAGATGACTTTCACCCTGTCTCCTCCTGCGTTGCCTCTCCATGTCCCTCTGGCCCCCCTGTTGGCCGTCTCGCCAACCCTACCCTACCGCACCCGTAGTTTACCCATATAAATTCAACCACCTTAGAAGGCCAATGCGGGTGTCCTAAAGGTCAGTACACTCACCGCAATCATCACAGTCAATACTGGGTGAAGCGTCATACAGTTGAATGGTCATTGATGTCACCCCTTGTCCGGGGCAAGTCACTGCATTGAACAGGCCACCGCCTGTATGCTGCTCGCAAGTGCCGGGGAAGTTATTGCATCCAAGTGCGGCACCGCAATGAACGGTTGACCCGTCATCAAATCCGATGTGAACATTTGAGTCGGCCCCGTCGCAAGCCACAGTGTCGCAACAGCAGACCGCTTGAAATTTACTCAGGTCAACCGTGCAACTGAAATCGTCGCAATCATCCCCGCAGTGATGAGTGCCGCTTGTTGGACACCCAAATGTATGTGACCCGGTACCAACCCAACGCTTGTTGTTTGTGGAGGCATCTCCGCAACAGGTGTGTGCGCCTTCAGTTGTTGCGGTCATTGCCACCAAAACTTGGTCACAGCAGGTTATGGTTTCCGGCATCCCGCCGCCGCCCGTGCACGTGATCGCATTCCATGTCAGGCCCACCCGGAGGTACAGCGTGTCAGGTATGGCCTCGCAGCATCCTTCACCGCTGAACCCCTCGCTGCTGAACTTCTCGCTGGACGGACTTGACGCACTGGACATGCCTGCCACATCGGGACAGCAGCACGGTATCTCCACTGTGTCGTCACCGATCTCCGTACATTCCAACTTGACGGCAATTCCCCCGCCGCCATCCGACACCTCCTCATCCTCAACAATGCAAATCTCAAACACTGGAATGGTCAACTGACACGGCGCATCTCCATCTCCTCCTGTGATCGTGAAGTTGGGGCCATACATATAGCAGCACCCCTCTCCCGGACTTGTGCTGCTCTGGCTGGACGGGGAGCTGCTGGATGACTTGAGGGGTGAGCTGCTGGAGGACTTGAGGGGTGAGCTGCTGGATGACTTGAGGGGTGAGCTGCTGGAGGATGACTTGAACGGTGAGCTGGAGCTGGAGCTGGAGGAGGATGATGACGAGGAGGATGATGACGAGGAGGAGCTGGATGATGAGGATGAGCTGGATGAACTTGAGCTGCTGGAACTGGAGGATGAGGAGGAGCTGGATGAACTTGAGCTGGAGGAGCTGGAGGATGAGGAGGATGAGCTGGTTGATGATGAGCTGGTTGATGAGGAGGAGCTGCTGCTGGTTTCGTCAACCGCATATTTGCAGAACGTGTACCACTGCCCGTTATGGAACCATGCCGGGACAACTGTCCCTTCTGGAATATACTCTGTCCCGCAACGCAGCCCCCCGCACTCATCCCCGGTAGGCTTGTACAGGTTGTGGACATACCCGGTGCGGGTGAAGTGACCGAGACCTGCCGCCATGTGGCCGCCGTGGGGAGGATCTCGATCAAACGCGTTCAAGCCAACGTCAGGTTCAAGTGGCTGGATATGCTTGCCCCAAATAACCGTCTCCAGCGTTTGCCGAAAATTCTCTGGATCAGCATCCCCGCCCTCCATCGCAGGTGTTGCGTAGCTGGTGGTGATATGCTCAATTGGAAACGTGTTCGCAACCTCTCCCAGCGACAGGTCAATCTCAGGATACACACCACCTTGGCTCCGGCATGTACGCACGTGCCGCATCGTCACTTGGCTCATTGGGAGCCACATGCCGCTCTGTCTGTGGAAGTACAACAGACACCGCTGGCCGGGGTCAACGATCAGGTGCTTGTAGGCATCTGCTATCCTGTACAGCGTTGTGTTCTTGTCAACCTTCCAGCCCTGAGTCGCCCCCGGCCCCTGCCAGACCACAGGGAATGCCCTGCAATTAACAAACTCACCTGACTCCTCCGGGCCAATCCCCTCCGGTGCGATTTCAACCAATTGGATCTTGAGGTTTTGGTTGGGCACAGAAACTTGCCCAGCGGATGTGTGCCTTGTTTGCTGGTTGCCTTTGAGGTTCCCCATCGTGACCATCTGGAGGTCACGCTGCGTCCGGTTCCACTCACGCGCAGAGATAGCGTCACCAACCGCTTTGTTGTATTCCGGTATCTTTGAAACAGCCATGCTGCCGCCACGCCCCGTCTGGCTTAGGTGAACAGACCTTGGAAGTCAACTGATTGGTACGCATGCTCCCCGTTGAACCTCAGCTTGACCCATATGCCCAACTTGGGAACATAAAAATGATTCCAGCCAAATGGCGCTCCAACAACATTTGCGGGCAATGCAACACGATGTGAAAACCGGTAGTCCAGCGTCCAAGGTTTTTGACCGCCCGTCGTGAACTCCCTGTTCGCATCAACACCCAAGAACATCAATGTTCCCACCTTGGCGTTCAAGAATGCATTGGAGTTTATCTTGCCAATGGAGTCATAGATTGCTCCAAATGGAGGCGACAAAACTTTCTTCCACGTCAGCTGATGTTCCGCTGTCGGCATGAGGAGGGTGATCGGGGCATCTTCATCCGTCATGATGTCTTCAACGTCAGGGGCAACCGTGGAGGCATTCTCAGTGAGAACCATCCGTGGAGGCACCGTCATCATCTCCGCACCAATGGTGATCTTGTGCGTCAGGAATGTCTCCGGGTCATCCTCATCCTCCTCCTCCTCATCTGGCTCCTCCGGTGTTTTGTAGGACACCTTGACCTTGGCCCAATCTGATGCTTCAGAAATTCCCGTCATGCCCGGTTCCTCACCGTACCACGGTGACACATCGACTGACTCTGCTCTCAGTGAGCCGTCATATCTGAAACCCCAAGTGACCGGGTGGATGGTGAATGGGCCAACTTGGATAGGCTCTGGAACCACATAATTTGCAAATTGAAATGCCGCCACCCACGGCATCATCCACGTGTCGCTTCCTGCTGCTGAATCTTTGCTCTTTTGGTAGGTGGGACTGCCCCCCAACTCACGATAGTAGTCACCTGTGATGGTGTACGGCATTTGATTTCCCTTTGGTCTAGGCTGGGGCCGTGAGGCCACCGGCCTGATTCTGCTCCTGCGACACCTCCAGCTGCTTCTCCTGTACGACAAGCTGCCGCTCACCAACATCCAGAATGCCCGTTGTATCCTTGGCCTGCTTGTCGTCTCTTGCTTTCTCTTTTTCATCTGTCTTGAGCATGGCCTCCTGAATGGCCCGCCCAAATTCTGCTATGCCCTTGAACCCAATCTCTGGCTCGATCTTTTTGCCAGACATTGCCTCCTCCAATGCGTCAGCTTCCGCTTCAGCAACCTCCTCACCTTTCTTTTTCTTCTCCTCAGCAACCTCCTCAGCATTGTCTATCTCACGCTCTTTCTTTTCATCTTCCAAAGCCCGCTCCGCATCCCGCTGATCCATCATCTGCCCAACGATTCTGCCTGCCTTGTCCTTCTGCACAGTGATCTCGTCATCACGCCGCTTCTGCCGTTTGGCGGCCCCTCTTGCCGCTGGGCCGGCAAACCTCTCAACCTGCTCCGTGATCTGTTCCTTGAACCCTTTGGGATCTTGCACATCTGAATCCTTCATGGACTGTGCGAACGCCTCACTGTAATGCGATCCCAGTGACTTGCCGCTCCCCCTGAACGTCATTTTCTTCCAAGCCTCAGCAGCCATCGCTACCAGACCGACAAATGTTGCCTTGATTACTGCCCAGATCATTTGGAACGTGTACCTGATGTATTCCCAGATGGCCTTGAACGTACCAATGAATGTACCCAGCAGCGTAGCCGCTCCCACGATGATGTAGTCCACAACCGTCTTGAAGAAGTCTAACACCTGCAAAAACCGCAGGTAGAATACCGTCTTGACCAGCTCCCACGTCAGGCTCCAGTTGGTTGTCAGCAGGCTCATCATATCAAGCATCCCCCCAAGCCACTCCATGATCTTGGCCCACGCACCAGAAAGAGCCTCACCAACGGTTGTTCCCATCATGTAGGCCCACGCGTCACCAAAGGCATTTATCGAAGCCATGAAGACATAACTCAGGGCATTCCAGATCCCCGTCATCACAGCCACAACGCCCTCAAACACATTTCGTATTACCTCCCATGCTGTCTGCCAACCCGTTCTTGTTCCCGATATGTTGGAGTCCATCATGTCAGTGAACCCTTGCCAGAGGTCAACGAAAAACATGACGATGCCGATCACAACATCTCGCATGTAGAGGAACGCCGGAGTCACAAATTCAATAACCGCCTGACCAACCTGCTTGATCTTTGTCCAGAAAATGGACAGCCACCCCATCACCGTTTGGATGCCAGCGGTGATAGGCTTCATCCACTCAGCCCCTGACTTGGCCGCATCCATCATGTACTGAATCACAAGGGCCAGCCCCATGATCACCATAGTGAACGGGTTGGACATCATCGCCCCCAGCAGTGCCTTGGCGACCATCTTGATGCCGATAGCCAGCAGAGGCAGCAACGCTTTGAGTGCCAGCACCGACACGATGACTTTCCCAATCTTGGGGAGGATGTCGTTGTGTGCCTGCGACCAACGACCAATCCCCACAAGGATGTTGGCGATGGGCTTGATGATGGAGATCAACCCGGAGACAAATGGGCCAATTATTGAGATCGCAAAATCCTTCATCTGGGCCATGATGACGCCCATCTGCTGGTTCATCGCTTTCCACTTCTTTGTCGCCAATTCATCAGTGGCTCCCGCCGACTCATCCAATGCGTTGTTGTACTTCTCAAGCTGCTTGGTTTGCCCCATCAGCAGATTCACACCGTCAGCAGCCTGCTTGTTCACTCCGAGTGCCATCAACGCCGCTGTCCGTTGCTCAACGCTCATGTCTCCAAATTCAGCCGTCAGCCCCGCCACAATATCGGCCAGAGAATTCATCTCACCGGCACTGTCGAACACGATTTTGTTCAGGTTGCTGTCGGCAAATTTTGCGGCTGACTTGCTCAATCCAAGAATGGTTGACGCAGCAAGTGTACCGGCCTCAGACCCCTTCCGCCCCTGATCGGCAAAGATCATAAGCATGGCCGTCAGATCTTGCACCTCCATGCCGGCTGACTTGGCCGCTGGCCCCGCTTTCATCAGCATGGCTTCACCAAGCTGCTGGACGCTGGTGTTGGCCGTGACGCTGGCCTTGGACATCAGATCCGCAACCATCGTCATCCGTTCCATGTGGACAGCGGTATCGTCAGAGGATAACCCCAACGCACTCATCGCATCCGTCAGGATGTCGGAACCCGTGGCGGCATCAAATGCCCCCGCACCGGCAAACTTGAGAACCAAGGGCAACGCCGCCACTGATTTTGCTGCGTCATATCCGGCCAAGGCCAAGAAGCCAATGGCATCCGCTGCCTTGGCGGCACCAACACCGGACTCAATACCCCAGTCACGCGCAGCTGCTTCCAGCATCCTCATATTTTCTTCAGCGTCAGGCATCGCCGCTGTCGCATTGATCAACGATTCCTCAAAGTTGGCAGCCGCTTTACCACCAGCGATAAACGCCACGCCCCCGGCCATGATGCCCATAGCACCCAACATGCCCTTTGCCATCACCCCGAATGACGCACCCATCGCCGCAGTCTGCCCCTTGACCTGCGCTGCCGCCACCGCCGTTGTCGCTGGGATTGTTTGGATCTGGGCACGTGCTGCCCCAATCCCCGGCCCCATGCCTGCCGGGAATGAGGCACCCATCCCCATCGCCCCCTGCGTGGTCATCCCCTTGGCTGCCTGCATGTCGGCCATCAACGTGGCCGTGTTCGCCCTGATGGAGACATATGCCTCAGCAACTTTTGTCGGCATGATTACTTCCTCCTGCGCCGTCGCACTGGACGCCGGCTGCGCCTTGTTGTCGGCGTTGCGTCACTATACTTTTCCTCAATGCTCATGTCGCCTTCAGTCAGCCCCCCAATGCCCGCCTCCTGAGCCTCAGCCACCGTCATCGAAACAGTCCCTCCCAACTCAGCCTTCTTGCACATATACATGCGCGCCTGATAGTAGGTCAGCTTGCCGATCTCCTCCGGTGTCCAGCGGTATGCTTCCGTCAAATCACGAAACATCCTGCGCCAACTCAACGCCCCCGCTTTGGCGCCCGTGCCTTCCTTGATTTCCCTCTGCCGCCTCTTGATGAAGTCCTTGTAGTTTTCACTTTTTCTTGGCCTGTACTCAGGCCAGTCGAGTTTCCCAACTCATCTACCCCAGACGCCACATCACGGCTCTCAGCGATGTTCTTCAGTTGCTCCTCACCCATCTGCTGGATGGCCGCTTCTGCCATTTCCTTTGTCAGCTCCGGGTGGTTTTTTCGCAAGGATAACCAGATGCTGAACACCACCCCATCCCGCGTGTCCAGCCATTCACTAATCTCTTGAGGTGATGCTTTTGAAACATTCGTGGCATCCCGATATGCCTGCGTCAACAGCTTCTCATAATCCTCCTCTGCCAGAATATCCTTGACCTCAGCCACAGCCTTGAGCGGGTTTGGTCGCCGCTTGAGATATTCATTTTCAATGATCCCAAAATCCCGGAGCGTCAGTGGCTCCATGATGTATGTCTTGCCTTCCAGCTTGACGGTTGTCGGTGACCCCGCCGCTCTGTTGATACCGTTTGGCATAATCCCTTCACCCCTTCTTGGTTACATTCAAAAAATGCCCGGTGTACGCATGGACTTCATGCGACACACCGGGCAATGTCTTCATTCCAGTTGCGCGCACCACTCGTTTCAGACACGCTGCTCAGGCTGATGTGATGGCTCCGTTGCCACTGAAGTCAACTGAGTAGCCCACAACGTCACCGTCATCCATATCAACTTCCAAGTTGACGGCATCAATGATGATGTCCAAGCTCCAGCTGGTTGAACCGTCCAGCGTGAACGATGCTGCCGTATGCTCAGAACCCACACTGACCACCCCGCCGTTGTACTTGGCCGAGTAGCTGCCTGTGGTGTCCTTGATACCGCCAACCCGCTTCTTGTATCCATCCGTGTCGGATGAAGCATACGCTGGGTTGTTTGATGTCAACGACAGCGACCAACCGGTGGCATCTGTAATCGCACCACCGACGCTCACTGTACCGTTCTTTCCACTGATAACTGCCATGTCTAATCTCCCTCAAATCAAAAACAAACGAATGGTGAATTGTGCTTTCATTCTACGCTGAACGTGCGATCAGGTGAACATCATACACGCATGTACCGCCACTTGCCTCAAAATTCAGCGAATGGTTGGTTGTATCAGTCACGACCAATGCTGGATCTGCCGGGTTGTATGCTTGCAGGAACCCTCCTGCCCCAATGTCGTGAGTGCCGGTCGCACCCAGCAACGCTGTCCAGCCATTTCCGGTCTGAGGTTTCACGGTCAGAACCCCCGGCCCGGCATTGTAAATCAATATGCCGACAACCTCTGATATTGCCCACGACTGCCCCATTGAGTCCAGCCCGGCTCCGGCTCCAACATCCCGTGTTCCCAAGTCAAACATATCCAGATCTTCCTCAAGCCCCGTGGCCAGACTCCGGCTGTACTCACTCCACGCCCGGTCAGCCTGACCTGATCCAGTACCCTGCCCCAGTGTAGCCGACAACGCAACGCCGATCTCAACCGTTGGCGCTTTGGTTCCATCGCTCAACAGGTTATTGACCGTGCATTGAAATGACCCCTTGACGACGGCTGTGACTGTTCTTGTACCCATTGTGCTTTACTCCTTTGTGGGATCAGCTGCTGACCCGTTCATACACCCAATACCTGATTTCAAAAATAATGACCCACCTGTAAACCGTCTCCGATTGCCGCAGGCAGTAGTCATTGAAATACCGCACCCCCAGCACGCCCGCATCATCATCTTCAACAGGAAGTGGCTTGTCGTCAAAATGCTTGATCAGAAGGTCTGCCAGTGTTCCCGCATTCGACCTCCCCCGCTCATAAACATCGAACTCAACCTGTGTCATCTGTACCCTGCGACGCAGCCCGCTGTCGCCCGGATTGACTGACCTCCCCTCCACTGAACCCCCGTCTGGGATTGCAAAGACCACATATGGCAGCTTCTTGTCTCTTGGTGTTTCGTCATTCCAAATGCCGCCCGTGAACGTGCCGTCAAGCGCAACGTCATCCCAACGCTTCATGATGGCCCGTGATAGTATTCCGATTGCTGACGGCATGGTTACAACTTTTTCGTGAACATGAAGGCGGCATTTTCCATTTGGTTTGTGAGCAGTATTTTCCTGATGTCCGGCATTGAGGAAATCAGAGTGGCCCGCAACCCCTTGCGATCCATCTTGGTTTCAAGCATCTCACCATACTTCTTGCTTGTCCCAACCTCCAGCTTGATGAACCCAATCTCCAAGGACACCTCACTGAATGTGTTGCGCCGCAATTCACCCGTCTCTGCTCTGGGGTATTCTCCGGGTTTGGATCTGCTGTCCGGTTCAGCATATGTGTAGGATGACCCCTTGGTTCCCCGTGATGTTGTGCGCCGTCGCTTCTTGCGGGCCTTCACAACCGGGACACTCAACTCCATTATGTGCCTGTTCTTGAGATGTTCGCCCAATACCTTGAACCGCTTCACCATCCCAGCAATGACTTGCTTTTGAACAAGTGCGGGACTGAACACAACTGTCACGCCCTTTGCCATCAGTCATCCTCCTCTGGTCTGTTGCTCAGTTCCTTGACGTTGACCCGGTGAAGCCTGCCCAGCCCGGCCCCAGCGTCACGCTCACTAATGTATTCCAACAGGTGCCTCTCACCTCCAACTGGATGCCAGACAATCCGGTTGACGCTATCAGTCATGTCTGGATTCTCAGTGAAATACACTTTGTGTGTGACCTGAAATTGCTGCTGATCAAATTGCTGACGCTCCATGCCGAACACCGGCTGAACCCAAGCTGGAACTGAGGATTTCACAACTGTGTACGTGACCTCGCTGCCGCCCATATCGTCACGGGTGTACGCTGTCTCCTCAATGTCAACCCGGTGAGGCATTGATTTGGTTTCCAGCAGGCTCATACACTCGCTCCAATCACAACAATCTGGTAGGTGGTGTCGGCAGCTCCGGCATTGTTTATCTTGAGCAAATCCCCTGTTCCCGCCGTGACAGCAAATGCCGCAGCTGATGGGTTCCACAGGAACAGGCAACCGTCCGGCCCGACCTTCACAACATCGCCAGTCGCACCCAGCCAAGTCAGCCAATCATTGCTCGATGCCCCGCCAACCTCAAGGATGTGTCCCGCTGTTGTTGTCTGGTTGCGAATGGCCAGCCCCCGCACCCGCGCAAATGTGACCGTGGCTCCAAACTGATCCGTCACCCCACCGGCCAAATCCAGATCCTCACTGACCCCGGTGGCCAATGTGCGGACATCGTGCCAGAGCAGATCAGCTGAATCAATGCCGGTGCCGTCGGCAAAAGAATCAGTCAAGGCCAGATTGTTGAAATCCTTGATGATCGGCCCGCCCGAATCAGGCGTGTTGCTATGCTCCCAAGCCAGCCTCAAGTCCACTGATGCCGTCAACGATTTTGCCATGACTCATTCTCCTTGGTTATCCGGCATCCCAGCCATAGTTAATGTGTGGCGCCAGCAACTCTGCGATCTCGCCAACGATATTCTTTCCCATGCCCGCCAAATTGCGGGCTGTGTTTCCCTCAACTGAATACCCGTAATCACCCAGCCGCTCTGACAGCTTAACACCGGCCACGCTCCCTGATCCAGATGAATACCCCGTGGCCTTCACTGTCTGGTACATCTTCTCCATCAGGAGTTTGCAGGCCATCGCAATGTCACTGGCATCAACTCCGCTGGTCGCTGTCCCGGTAAACTCTGTTGCGGAATACCCCGCCGTGTACACCACCTTGACCGACCCCAATTCATTGGGCCAAGCACTCCCTCTGCGGATCACATGACCAGACCGGCAAAGCAGGTCACCATCGCCATCGCTCTCTGACGCATCCATCCAGAATCCTGTGCCGGATGTGAGTGCGGTAGCTGAGGCAAATGACCCGGACTTCTGACCGGCCAATGCTCCCCGCTCCTCATTGACTGTCGGGGTGCCTCTCACCGGCAGGTGCCGGAGCTGGAGGACATCTGACATGCGTGTCCCACCATACCGGCTCGTCCAGAATGCCGTTGTCCCATCTGAGTTCCACTGCCCTGCCCCACCCATCCCGGCCTGTGGGTGAGCAACCCGTGGGAGATACTCTGTGTGGGATGACTGAGCTGGATCATATCGCAGGAACCTAGCCACCGCCCTGTCCACGGCAGGCTGGATCTGCGCCAGAACGGCATCGCCCGCTTCGACATTAATCATCACCGCATAATCAGACAAATTAACTATCGCCATGAAGCGTATCCCCTCCATTCAATTCGCTGCGCACCTTGTCCAGTTCAACCGATACTTCAACCTCCATCTCCACGGCAATTTTCTCAAGAACATCGCAAGCACATAATCCGGCCCGCCGCATCTTGTGAGTTGACCGGAGTGCTTTGGCTTGGTCTGCCGTTGCCTCAGCCGCAAGGTCAATCGCTCTGGTCTGTAGGTGCAGGCTGTCGTGCATCAACTCCTCTGTCTTGTCAATGAATTGAATATGCCTTTCCCCAACCTTGGACAACAAGCCACCCCGCCCGATGAACCTGCGGCCCAGCCACGCCATAGCCACGCCGACAAACACCACCGTGACTCCGGCAATACCAATCCGCTCAACTGCCTCCACCCAACCGATCATCACGCTTGTCTCCCTTTCCCTTGGTAGCGTATCCAGCCCCCTTCCCGGAGCAATGAACACACACCACTGACTTCCCGTTCATCTTCACCGTGCCCCTGCCCAAACACCTCCGGCAACTCCTCTTTGCGGCACCCTGTTCTGTCGTGGTCAATGTGGCCCTCATCCCCCCCCCCTCCCTGTTACTTGCGTGCCGTCATCCACGCAGAAATACTGGTGGAACCGCCGACACTTGATAAGTCTGCCCGGAGGTCACACGACCCCAGCTCAAAATTAGCAATGCCCTCTGCCGTAAGTGTTGTATCTGACCCGACATCGAACCATGTCGTGCCGTCGTCAGGACTCATCTGCAACGTCACCGTGCAAGTATCAAACGTGCCGGATGCCATGAACTGACCAATGCCGCCAGCCCAATTCACTGCTGTGCTTGAAGCATTCGCTGTTGCCGTCGTGAACACCTTGTCAAGTTGGAGTGCTGTCGCCATCTGATCTCTCCATTTAGTATGTAACCGTCAGAACCGCCGCCACGGTTGAATCATCGTCAAAAGTTTTGAACTGATACGCCTCTGTGCTGCTGCTCCCTGCATACTTGACCTGCAACGTCAGGTCATTGCCGGTTGCCCAACTGCCCCGGTCAATAATCTCCTGTATGATTGTTGTGATGGAGGGACTTTCTGCCGTGTCTCCCGTCTCCCACCCTGAATCCCCCGTCCACGTCACTGATGCTGTGGTCAAGGTTGCCCCGCTTGCGTCGCCTTGGGAAGCATGTTGGGCTGAATCATCGATATCCTCTCCTCTGATCGCCATGTCAAATGCCGCCGATGCGTTGGCCCCCACAATGAACGTCAGTGTGGCCGTGAGTATCGTCTGGCCTTGCGGGAGGGCCACCGTGGTGAATCGGGCATATGAATCCTCCGTCATGCCCATCCCCGTATACCCGACATTCATGGTTGTGCCCGTGTTGTCGAATGTTCCCATGTCATCCCAGTACCCGTCGTCACCCCCCGCCGCCACAGTCTCAGACACCGTGGTAGCCGTTGACGCTGCGCGGCCTCGCTTTGCCGTCACCGAGAATGTTGACGGCCTTGTGGCCGGATAGGTTGTTGCGAATGTTGGCTTGCTCATATTCTCACCGCATAAAAAAAACCACACACCGGGGAATGACCCCCAGTGTGTGGCTCCACTGGCTGGCGGGGGCGCACCAGCTTTGCTCCATCATCTTTGGCCCTGTCCCAACTGTATTGCATTAACAATTCCCGCCTCACCCCTCAAGTCAATGTCGCCCTCATGTTTTGGCGCGTTTGGAGAATTGTCAAACTGGTTAATGCGTCGATGACCGGCCATCAACGCAACCTCCTCTCTGGTGGGTGCGTAGCCGCTGACCACCTCCGCATGACCCACCTCAATCCATCCAGCAATCTCCCACAACGCTGTCTTGAGGGCAGACTCTGAGAGGTTTGGCTGATGAGTCTCGCTCACTGGCTTCACATCAGTTCCAAATGTATTCCGGTGGGCTGCCCTCGCCTGTTCGTATGTGTCCCGATTCTCCTCAAATTCAAGGGGATCAGACACGGTGCTTGTTCCGTTGAGTACGTCAATGGTCAGATGCTGACCCGGAATATCCGGCATGCTCATGATGCCCCGGCTGCTGGTTCTGCCTCGCTCATTGGACAGCGACCACCGGCCCCTCAATTTGAATCCCAGAAATCTTGAGATCAGTTGACCGTTGGGAACGGTTATCTCAACCGTCACCTTGTTGATGCGTGCAGGCTCTGGTGCCTCTGTTGTTTTCTCTGTCGTGGTTTTTGCTTTTGCCATTTTGATTGCCCTGACCTTCCCAGTGGAGAAACAGAATTGTGAAACAGGATGGAGTGGCCCGCCCACCACTGAGCGGGCCACCCTTATCCTTGTCAGGCAGTTAGCCTACCAGATGGTGACTAGTTCTGCGCGTCGGCAGTATACGCACCTGCCCCAGCCTGTTCCATCTGTCCACCGTATCGCATACGGACAACAATCAGGCTCAGGTTCTTGGTTGCCAGCTCTTTGCCACCGGACTCCACGCGGATGTTCAGGCCAAGACGCCTGTACATGCGGTAGTGACGGAGGTTTGCGAACCAGACATTGTTATTGCCCGGAGATTCATTGATCTTGTAAGGATGACCAAGCAGTCGGTAATCCTCCTGATCCATGCCGAACACGCGGCGAACGTCTGACGAACCAACAGCAATCGACCGCGCCCGCTGGTATGAGGTTTCTGTGCCACAAAAGACACTTCGCTCACGGTCAGCAGGGTTGCGGAATTGCTTGGCAACGCCAAACAGCAAGCCTTCATAATCATCAACCTTTGGCGGCCCTGTGACGCCATTAGCCGATGCAACGGTTCCAATGCCAGAGGCTCTGAAAACGCCTTGAGGCTCCGTGGTTCCATCGCCATTGGCGATCTGGTCATCAAGCCACTTCAGGGCTTGCTCACCATACGCCTGTGCGACCAACGCACCCAGATTCACCGGGCTGTCCTCCTCCAAGTCCAAACCGATCTCCATTGCACCAACGGCATTGAAAATGGTCGTGTCAAATGCTGACACAAAACTGGAGGTGTCGAGCACCGTCAGGGCAGTTCCTTCAGCGACAGCAGCGAATGTCGGGTTGCCAATGCTGGCTCCTTCGATTCTCCGGCCACGACTGATGTTGATGGTATTCACCAACGGGAACAACTCACCATGCAGCAGGGGAGTCAGGATGACAGCATCATCGAATGCGATGGGAGCTGCTTCCAAACCACCTGATGTGGAGTCGTCAATCAGTGCTTTCACCTCAAAGTCAGACAGCTTGCGGTTGTCCACTTTGATAGCACCGTGATCCTCAGAACCGGAACCATTGATGATTCCCGTCCACGAACATTCGTGCATCGCATACTTCACAAGCTGCTTGTCGTGATCCGTCATTCGCAGACCACGAGGAAGCTGCCCGTGAGATGAAGCATTTGCACAATACTTGAACCATGCTCCAACGATGGCCTTGTCCAGTTGGGAGGACTCATCCATCGGACGACCAGCCAGTTGCACAGCCCGTCCGCGCAGGTAGGCATTCTTGTGTTGGTCGCTGTACCGGGCACCGCTCTTGGTGTCGCTGTACTGCTCCCAAGCACCCTTGACCCGCACGTTGGACGCACCGTTGTCAACCAAGCTGTTGGTCAACTCCTTGTCGCCCTGCGGCAGCTCACGGCCCGGAGAATCAGCCGACCAAGCACCAGCCACTTCTTCAGCAGCAGCACTGGCCTTCTCCGCAACTTCCTCAACAACCTCAGCAACGGCATCACTGCGCATCTCTGCGAGTGCTTCCGAGTTTGCCTTGACCGCCTCAGCGACCGGGCTGATGGCCCGCTCAATTGCAGATGCCAACTTGTCCAGCGGATTCTCTGCGACCTCATCGGCCTGCAAATCACCCAAATCCTGAGCCGACAGATCACCGTCCACTATCGCTTGCGCGGCAGCAGATTTCATTTCATCGTCGGAACATTCCGAGTTTGCCCGGCCACTATCGACCAGCCACCCTCGCAGCTTTGTCGTCATTTTCATGACATCATTTCCCTTCTCAAAAAAACAATAAGTGACCGGGTGATCACTCACAGAAAACCATACTCAAATCACACTCTCAATTATGCTCTGAAACTCTGCCGCCTCCCGTTGACGGTCTTGAGCATCAGCCGTTTCAGATAACACCAACGCCACCCGTCTCAGCAGGCCCGTGTCGGCATCATCTGCCATAGTCAGAAGTTGCTTCGCAACGCTCTCAACCGTGTTGTCTCCCCGTGGGGCTGCCTTGTCGTCCTCATCCGTGCCTTCGCCAAGTACATCGGTCAACGCCCGCACTGCCTCCTTGGCAAGCACGCGGTATCTGGTAGCAACTTTATCAGGGTCAGCCTGAGCAATATCCGCTACCAGCTCCACAGCCGTTTCAATGTTCTTGGTGTTCCGTGCGCTCAATGCCCGGCCACCCTTCTCCAGAGCATCGACAGACTCCTCACCGCTGGTGGCAGGCTCAAAGCTCATCCCGTCATGATCCTCGCAGTGGGCCTTGGCTTCAGGTGCCGTCCAGTCCTCTTTCAGATACCTGTATGCCTGCTCCTCCCACTTGTCGGTGTCCGGGTTGTGACCATAGATCACACTGTAAACTTTGCCGCCGCTCTCTCTCTCGTCACGCCTGTAATCATCAAACTTGTCCGGGTCAGCCAGCCGGCAGGCATGCTCATTCGGGAATGGTTTTTGAACGACAGTTTTCTCATCGTCGCAAGTGCATTCAGTTCCGGTGGATACGTCATCTGCTATGTGTCCTTCAACCACGGCATTTGGCTCCTCTCCAACTTTGTCTTGCTTCATGGATACTCTTTCCACGCTCTGTTCCATTGGCTCCTCACCCTCCTGAGCGATCTCTGAGGCAATGGTCAATGTCACATACCCGTCTCCCAACTCCACGGCCTCAATGTGCTTTGCCCCGGCAATCACATCGGTAGTCCACGTGCTGCTATCAACACCGCTCACGACAACCGGCCTGTTGTCGTAATAATGCTGCGCCCAACGCTTCACCAACGGGTCAGCCAGCTTGCCCCGGCTCACTGCCTCGATCACTGCATCTGTATTGCTTGGAACGCTGACCACGGACTCCTCCATGATCTCAAATTTGGTGATATCAAATCCGGGCATCTCCCCCTCTTTGACTTCAATCTCCTTGAACTCCTTGGGAATGAACCCGTGGCTGATCCGCAACGCCCCAAATTCAATCAGGTTTGCGGCATCGTTGCCCAGTGGAGAATCAATGACGGCAGAAGTGACCAGCAACCGGTCATGGCTGTGGTCTACAATCTCCAGCATCCGGCCAATGGGGGCAACGTGCATGTGCTGCCAGAGGAGCGGCATTGCGCTGTCGATCTCTGCCCCGTCTGTTCGCAACACGTCTCCATCCCGGTCTTTGCGCGGTGTCGTGATGATGTTTCGGAACACCATGATTGTGCGTGGCGGGACTTCTGTTTCATCTGATGCGAGTGTCTTGTGAAAATCACTTGAGTTGGTGATTATGCTATCGGGATTCACCACTGTATCCTCATTGGAATACACCAGCTTGCCGGCAGCTTCTTTCATTACCGTGTCCCAGCCCGGAGCGTCAGCAGCCCCGCTCCAAGGCAGATGGGTGAGGCAAGCCTCATCGCCGGCACAAGCCTGTATGTGCTTCAAATATGAATCAGCCGTCGTGACCCCGTAACCAAATGCGCTGCGCTTGATGTCCCGGCCCCGGATGGATTTGAGCAGACTCATATCTGGTTTCCTTGTGGGTGTAAAAAAACCCCGACACGCTCATGGCGCGTCCGGGTTCAGTGACTCCTTGACGCTATCCACCGTTGGCCGGTGGCGTTGGCTTTGTCGTTGTGGTGTCTTGGACTTCCACTCTTGTAATTCTGCCCGCCGCCCAATCCAAAGTCAATACGGTTTTGCCCCATGACCTCCGGTCGATCTTGTCGGAACATATCTGGCTGAACTGATTGTATGCCCTCGCAGCAATTTCCTCTGTTGGCAATTTGGTTTGCCCGTCCACTGACCGTTCCATAATCTCCTCACTTGATTCTGAAATACTTGCCATCAGGTATCTGACTCAACTTGCACGCTGCCCTCCGATGGTACACCACCGCTGGCTCATAGTTTTCCTCCCACCAGTCAATTCCCCTCCAGCCCCCGCTCAACTCCTCCGCAGCCATCGCCAAAGCATGCTCGTCATGGTAGTGGTTTTCTCCAAGCCTGTTGAGGGTGAAGGGCAGGAACCGCCGCACCAATTCCAACACCTCAGCCCCCCGGCTGTCACCACGATAAAACAGCCACGCCCCTGCCGGCAAACAGTTCCTGTTTCCGCTTCGCCAGCTGGCATACTTGCGCCGGTATCCGGTCAGTGAGCTTTGGACTGACGGCCCGCCGCTGACCATATCCTCAAACCCCTCATCCAGCGGCCTCAGTTGAGCCACATCCCAGTCCGTCCAGAGGACATCCCCAAACTCCTTCATGGCCGCTTCAATCACGTCAATCTTGTGCGTCCAGTTGGCTGCCGTTTCAGTGGCTCCGGTTGACTCCCGGTGGATCACAGGATCTTCGCTCAACACCCTTATTTCATGCCCCCTCTCCTCCATCATCTTGATGTTATCCCGGCCAAAGCAAAACACTATGCTCTCTCCAACCTCCATCCCCCTTGACGGGGTGCTTTCAAACAGGCTCATGTCCTTCATCGCCCGCAGATATGACGGCCTGTCGGACTCACCCCAAACCCCCCGGATCAACTGAATCACTGTGTTGCTTGCCTTTGTGATTGACTTGTGCTGACTGTTGCTTGCCTTTGCTTGACTTGTGATTGATCTTGGTCGAATTCAGGTGGCTGCCGGAGGAGTCTGGTCAACTGTGCTTGCTTTGTGGTTGCCTTTGCTTGCCTTTCCATTTGACCCTACAAAAGCAGTGTGATTCTCTGTGCTTGCTTTTCATCACACCTGTGCTTGCTTTTGGCGTTTTACACGGCAGAATGGCGTGCCCAAATGCGATCCAAAATCGCCTCATCTTCATCTGTGAACATCTCATGCTCCTCTTGCTTGCCTTTGGGTGCCTTGGTGAACCCCTTGGCCGCAACCGCAGCCCAAGCATCTGATTTTTCCTCGATGTAATCGGCCAGCACTCGCCTGCCTTTGCTCCCCGGTGCCGTATCAAAAGTGGCGCTCCATTCCTCTCCATATTCCTTCCAGAACGCACGGCCCTCCGGTGTCGCCATGATGTCTGAAACTTTGGTCGCACCTTGGATCGACTTAGGCCCAAATGCCTCTATCCGGCTTTGTATAACCATCGGTTGCCTGAGCGCGCTCAGTTCTGAGTCATACCCCAATCTGGCCCATGTGTAATACCCGTTGTAGTCCCTTGACTTTGCGGCAGTGCATTCAAGTTCATTGATACCCATCCGGTGTGCCGCGTCGGCCTGTCTCGACAGTGTCCTTGACCCCACCCCTCGTCCACTTGCATTAATCCGCAGGTATTGGTTGCTCATCACCGTCTCAAACTCATATCCTCCAGAACCCGCAACTGGCTGTTGGTATATCCGTCTGCTTGATTCGTATCCCAATTTTGCGTTTTCAATTTGCACCCAAATGTCGTCAGATCGACCGGCTGCTGAGGACTTCACGTTGAGGTACACTGTTGATCCGTCAGGCGCGCCACAGAGTGTCGCCACCTCCTCCTTGGTCGCTTTCTTTCCAAACAACTTTGCCGTCCGCACCTCAAACAACTTCTCAATCTCCGGTGTGTTCACCACACGACCAAAATCGTCCAAATGCCCGGCCAGTGTTATGTCGAGGTTGGCCGATAAGTTATTCACCGGAAGCAGCCCCCCGCCTTGACCGCTTGGCGGCAGAGTGGTTTCCGGGATGACCAGCTGCTCTCCCGGCGCCAAGTTGGACGCCAAGTTCACAGAGATGTGAGTACACTGGCAGTTGATCCGGTTGCCTGCCGTGAGCATATGATGCGATGGGTATGGTGTCTCCTCATCGCCAAGCAAGAACAGCGCGTCAACCGACACCTCTTGCATGTTGATATTGCAGTGATCTGCCCGCGTTGTATTCCCGCAAACGCTCAACCACTGCTTCCCGCTCACCAACCCCTCCTTCTGCAACTCCTTCATGCTCTGCTGGTGACCCGCGTTGATCGCTGCCCCCATCTCTGTCCGTGCCATAGCATTGGCTCTGATCGCAGGGTGCCTCCCGCCAACCAGTGAATCCCTGATGGCCCTCTCAACTTGACCTATCGAATGGCCCTGAGTAATGCCAGATGTGATGACCTGCTGCATATCCAGACTTGTCGTGGACAGAATGTCTCGCCAATACGGCTGCTTGAAAACATCGTCCAATTCTGAACTCACACCAGCCAAGACGTTTGGAGGCACATCTATGAGAACCTCATCAGTTGGTTCAAATTCAAACTTCTTCCTGACGACAGAATCGTACAAGGCCAGCTCTGCCATCGCACCCTCGATTGCCGCCTGCATCCATGCTTCGCCTACAGTCTGATGCAGCTCATCCAACCACTCATCCGGGTCAAACAATTCTTCAGCTAGATTCTCATGGAGGGTGTGGCGGTCTTCATCCAGCTTGTCGGCAGCTGACAGGTACATTTTCCTGAACAGCTTTTCAACCAGCTTGGAGAATCTTCGCTGGGCCTTGTCGAGTTGCTTGAGGTGGAGGTTGAAAACATCCTGCAAGGTCAACTTGGAGGCATCACTTTGCGTTGCGGGCATCTTGGCCCGCGCCGCTTTTGGGGATGGGGGTGACCCCCGGCTGTGCCCGGCTTGGACTGTCCCTCCCGTGGATACATCGACCGATTCAAAGTTCAGTGGCCGGAGGGCAATGTCACCGCCCTCCATTGGCGGCAGGTTGAGCATCTTGGTGCGGAACTCATTGACGCTGACAGCTCCGATCTTGGCTGCTTCCGTCCACTCCTTGAGCCGCTGTTCTCTGTCGTGGGGATGGGTGGGGTCAATCCATATCGCAACGTCACCGCCATCCTCAACTATCGGCCCAAGATACGCGGTCATCACCTGCGACATCAGCTCCAGCAGCGGGTTGACGACATTGTTGCAGAAATTCTCCTCAGCCACCGCCGCCTGTGCGCGGTTTGCGTTTTCAACCTCCCCCAAGATGATCGGGTTCACGCCGAATGCTTGAAGGATGCGTGACTTGGTGACCTTGCCTGATGCTTGAAAATCCATCTCTTGAGGAGTGGTGGTAAACTTCTCAACCCCTTCAATCATCCCGTCAACAATCAGCGGTTCCCCAAAGTGGGACACGCCCTCATACGCACTGAACACTGCGTTGTACAATTGTTTCCGTTGGTCTGCCGTCAACACCGGCCTGACCCCCGGCTGCCCGCCAACACCCGGCAATCTCCCGGTCATCAGAACCATGCCGGGAAAGATGCCCCGCTTGAACGTGACATCCTGAGCCTGCTGGATTGCTTCATCAGTCTCAATGGCCCGGATCTGCGCCTGAACAGGGGAGAAGCTGCCCATTGGATTGGCTGGATCGGGCAGTGAGAAATATGCGACCTGATCCGACGACAACGTGTAGCTGGTGTTACCGCTTCCGGGTGTGACGACATACTCCTTGAATACACCATCTCCCTGTATTGGCGTGACCCAGTCTGTCGGCAGGGGCCATATCTGAATTCCATCACCCTCATCCCGGCTGATGTACCAGAATGATCGCCCGGTCAACTCGATGGACGCCACGGTGCAAACCATCAGGCTCCAGTGGGTCATCATCTGATTTGGTCGCCGGATAGCATCCAGCAATTCATGGCTGGTTATCAGCTCACCCTCAAACCCCATGTGGCCTTTGAGCCATGCCGGGAGCCTCTCTGACTCCCACGATTTCATTGTCCTCATGTCCATGCCCTTCTGGGACATGATGAATCTCGCACGGGCCTGTGCGGAACCCGCCGCGCGGCGGGCCATCAGGACTTGTTGCCCCGCCACCCGGTGACTGATCGCCCTGATCGCCACATATGGCCAGCTCTTGTAGTGTGAGTATTGCTCTGCGTATTTGTTGTCAGTTCCCGACAACAGGCTCAAGGCACTGTTCCTGCTGGTGCGGTTGAACATATCGCCTGCGGTGCCCTTCACGCTCCCGGCCATCTCATAAAATCCGTCAACCTCACGGTTGTGACGATCAAGCGTTGTAGTCAGGTAGCTGGGCATCACTGCCTCCTTCCAATGCACTCCTGCGATCATTCACGGCCAAGGCAACCTCAGCCCGCAGCCGCTCCCGGTTGCGCGTTGTCTCATAGGTCAGATTTTCAATTGTGATCTTATTGACCGCCACCTGTTCCTCCAGCTCACGCACTTGCAGCTTCAGCATTCTCTCACGGTCAATTCTCTCCACGCGCTCACCGGTGCGTGACTCCCGCTCCTCCTCCAGTGTCGCCTCAGACACAGACAGTGCTGACTCTGTTTTCTTCAGCTCCTTGGAGACGGCTGACTTGGCTTTCCTTGCGGCCCGCCCGTCACAGTAAACTTCCCACCAACGCCTCAATGACTCTTTCATTCTTGCCGCCCCCGTTCATGTATTAGGTTATCAGATGCCCCGCCAGCCTCATAGCTGAACATCAGCTTGACCATCCCAACATCTGGGCAAATTGAGAATATGCCCGGCCCTCCTCCCGCTGTATGTCCAGCCTTGTCTTGGAGAACAGTTGCGGCCCCTCTGACTCATCCTCAAACACGCCCTCCGTCAACCGTTCAGCACCGTCCACTTCGGTAGTTATCATAAACCGCTTCAACCCGACAGCCAAGTCAGTATAGTCCATCACTGCTACCCTGTCCCAAACCGGGAGGAGCGTCAATTCATACATCTTGTAAACCCGTGAGAGCCAACCGGGTTGCCGTGCGCAGATGTTCAGGGCCGACACGTTCAAGGCCACCTCTGGCTCACGGCCCAGATGGTGAAACACAACCTCAATCTCCCCGTCCAGCTCATGGAACTCCCCCAGCCCCTTTGTTACATCCAGTATGTATTCCCGATACCACGACACAGGGTCACGCAGAACAAACAGTACAGAGGTGCCGTCAACCGTCCAGTCATCAACCCGCAGCCCCCTGTCCTCCCACGGGATCTCTGCCTGATCCAACGCATCAGCAATCCATTCATCCCCGCAACAGGTCATGGAGGTGACGGCAAACCCGGCCCCGGTGATTGCATTCATATCTCACGCACCGTTTTGGGTGTCGTGTCCGGCCTGTCCGGTTGATCTCCGGTCAGCTTGGAATCAGGATTCAAGTCAATCACCATCCCCTCTCTGACCAGCGTGTTGAGGAAGCTGAACTCATGCTCAGGTTTGTGCGTGCGACCAAGCGTGTCGTCGTCAGCATAATGTAACCTCCCGCCCTCACTCCACCAGTCAAATCCGATGAGCCACACACAAGGATATTCCTTCAGGAGAACATGAGCGGCAATGGCCCCGGTTGACCACTTGTGATAATTGGAAATGCCGGACACCTCGTCAATCTCCCGGTATGTGTCCGGGTCAATCAGAATGGCATCCGGGAATGTGCGTCTGATCTTACCAAACGCCAGCCCGCCCCGCCGCCACCAATACACCCGCTTCAAATTGTGGCTACTCAGTTGGCGTGCTTGACGGTGATCTACCGTGAACCAAAAGTCAGTCCGTGTCCCGACATGGGCCTCATATCCCTCAATCTGGTAGTTGTTGAACCTGACCACAATATCAAAGTCATCAACAGTCGGCCCCAGCCGCTGATCGAGAACTGACGGCCCGTTCCCCACAAGGATCACTCTGGCTCTGCCCATGGCGCAGTTGGCTTCCGGGAATTGTAAAGGTCAAACAGGTCTTTGACTGGTTCCGGCATCCGCTCCTCCTCCTCTGCCGTCCAGTGCCCAACCCGGTCAGCATTGGTGTACGCTATGTGGACGTGGCTGTAATCATAGTCAGACCATTCACCCAAATTCCGCACCGCCAAATACAGGTACACGACAGCATCTGAGGTGTCAGGACTCCGGCCCAGTTTGTCACGCAGGCTCAACACTGAACCTTTGCGTGATGAATGAACCTCTTTGGGGGTGATGCGGAACCGTATTCCATCGCTGGCAATGACCTTCTCTGGTGCCACCAGCTCCTCCCTCAGCAACGGGTCAATCGGCAAGGCCCACGGTGTATCTCCCCACGGCCCTCTTGGGTCAAGTCTGCGGGCCAGCTCGCCATAGGATTCTGCTCTCAGGTTTTGGTACAGGCGTGGATCTGCCTTGGATGGCGAATTACCTGTGTGCGGTATGACCCAAATGCCCAGCTCCTGCAACCGGTCACCAATCCCCTTCCCCAACCCGTCAGTGTCAACGCAAAGGGGGTGCTGCCCAAGAGACAAGTCAATGTGGTACACCTCCTTCACCGTCGCCACTACCCAGCCCACTGCTTCCATCGTGTCTGCCTTACGGGTCTTGTGTAGTGCCGCCACCCCATTGGCTCCCCCCGCCGCCAGCACTGTTTCGTCACCAGTCGCTGATGCCGCAACATCCAGACCGAATGCCTCAACCGGCAGCCCCTTCTCCCATGCCTCCTCATGCCGCTCCAGCCATGACCCAATGATCAATTGCTTGGCCGGATCTTCCACAGGGAACCTACCGTGAGCAAACACATCCACCCAACGCTGGTCAGCCTCAGCCATCAGCCCCTTGAACCGCTGGCTGTCCAACTGTCCCGGAATTATCATGCGGTCAAATCGCACGTTGGCGCACTCTGCGCCATCGACAGACACCAACCGCCGCTTCCCAAATGCCGTGTCCACATCCTGCGTCTTGTCCGGGTCAACCTTGGGGAACAACTGCCGGAACCAGCCAGACAGTGTGCGAGGGTTTGCGGCAGAGACGATGCAGTGTGCCTGAGTCTTGGCGAGGTTGTACCGCTCGTCACGCACCGCCGTGGCCTCATCAAAAACAAACAGCACGGCAGAGCTGTGGTGGCCGGCAAATGCCTCATCTGAATCCGGGTTGGCCAGCTTGATGTACCGCTTTGGCCCGCCATCAACTTGCTCCTTCAGCATCTTGCCGGGGAATGTGACCCGGCTCTCCTCAAACCACTTGCGCACCTCAGCCCAGATGACTTTGCGCACGTGATCAAAACTAGCCGATGTCATCACCACCAGAGCATCCGGGTGAATGAAGTACCAGATCAAAACCGCTATGGAGATTGCAAACCCCTTCCCAGCACTGGCAGCCCCCTTCACCGCCACCTCCTGATATGTCCCGCTCAACACTGAGCGGATCAGGTCATACTGGAAGTCATCCAGCCGGAGTGAACGCCCAAGCAGCTTTGCCTCCTCACCAGTCACGGTGAGCTGCGGCCAGAGGAGGGCAATGATCTTTTCAGGCTCACCATCCCGTGCCGCCATGCGTGCTTCAACCATCTCGTCACTGTCGCCAGAGCGGATGTCTGAGGCCACAGCCAGCCGTTCGACAGCCCGCTGGAATGCTTCATGCTGAACGCTGCCCTCAAATATCTTGGGTGGTTTCACTGGAACTCCCTGACCATCTGAAAATAGTTGATCGGAATATGGGAAATAGTTGCCCCATGCTTTTACGGGTCAAAGTGGACTATACCACAAACCTCCCCCCGCTGACCAGAATTAGGGGTTGAATGAATATAGCGGGTCGATATATTCACTAGTGTAATGAAGAAAACAGTAACCAACCGCAGCAAGGAACTCAACCATGACGACAGCATTAGCAATCTTAACGATAGCGGCACTGATCGCAGGACTGATGAAGTGGGCAGCTTGGATGGAGAAAACAGCTGGCCCCGTATTCATGCCCAAGATGTAACCTCAACCCCTCACTCAAGGAACACCATCATGGCTACAAGCACCACAAGCAAATTCAGCAGAGACATCGCAGAGAAGTTCATCGCAGCGGTTCCAGAGCTGTCCAGACTGGATTGGACAACCGCACCCTGCGATGCATTCGTGGAGACGGTAGATCAGCAGCAGCGCATCGACAAGCGGAAGCTCAACAAGGCAATCAAGTCAGCACTTCCGTCATACCGATCTCAGCAGTACATGGACGGCACACCGATCAATAACAGTTTGGATTATGAGGCGAACATCGACGGGCATTGGGTCAGCTTTCAGTACTGCCCATACCCAGAGGCCAAGGGCAGTTTGCAGGTCAGCTGCCTTTACACCGACTAACAACGCAACACAGGAGGAGTGAGTCAGGAGATGCCCAGCCGTGGGCGACATGAGTTGAAGGGCAGGATTGAAAACCTTGTAACAGCCGTTGAAGCCGGTGGTAACAAACCGGGGGAGGCAATCGGGATCAAGCAACCCGCAATCGCACTGGAAAACTCTGATAACAAACCGACTGGGCATCTTCAGACTCACTCAAGCAACAAACCTCAACCAACAAGGAACCGCACCATGATCGACCGCACCCTCATTCCCCGCCAGCCATACAAGGAACCGGTTGACCGGGAGTACCAGCCATCCAAGAGCATCAAGGTGTCCACGGGATGCTGCGACCACTGTGGGAACAAGCGTCCAGTACACAAGCCATCTTGGGGCCACCATGCAGATTGGACAAGGGTGTTGGGGGTCAAGACTCTCGACCATGTCTGCTATCTCTGTGCGGAGGATCTTGCCTGTGCAAGACGGGCACACGACCACGACGACAGTTCATTGCCTTCCAGCTTTGCAGCGCACCTGAAATTCTAACCAAACCCCTTTCACAAGGAACACGACCATGACGATCAAAGCAACAACAGACGCACAGAAGCAGGAAATCAAAACCGCCCTCACGCACGCAACCAGACCCGGCTCTGTTGAGCCACTTGGCGGCAAGCGGCCCTTTGGCGGTCAGCCCGCCCATGACCTCAGATCCTCATACTCAGCGGTCACGCACGCTGGCTATGAGATCAGCGTGATGGTCTATGACGAGGAGGTCATCATTGGGTGGCCCAAGAGCGCAGGGCACGGCAGCGGGTCACCCGCACTTGACCGGGTGTACTGCACCTGCACCAGCATCAACCAGATGGTGTTTGACCTTATCGACACCAAGTAGTTTCCACAACTTTCACTTCGATAAATAAAGGACAACAGACGATGATCAAAGAATGGCAAATCAGTATCGCAGAGAAACATGAAACCGGCCTCAACTTCCATGTGATAGTTGACGCTTTGACTGGGCGGTTTCCATTCGCCCGGCTCCAAACGCTGGTGGAACACTTCAAGGAAGTCTACCCGGCTGACCAGTACCATGTTGACGTGCTGGAGCGGCCTGTGCCGGAGGGCCGGTGGCTGGACACCGACAACCTGAAAGGTGACCGCAAGCACCCCAGTGAGAGGACAGACAAATGACTGACCGATTCACACGCGCAAGAACAGACGCTCAAAGCATCGCACGCTGCCGCAAACTGGTAGCAGCCGTCCCAGCCCTCTCTGAAATGGAGTGGTCTGCCGAGGGTGGATTCCTGATCTTTGAGCAAGACACACCGCTCAACCGCCGCAGGCTCAACAAGGAGATCCGGTCAGCGGTTCCATTCAGGCAGGCAGACAGCTATGGCTACACGCCTGACTATGAAGCAGAGATTGACGGCCAATGGGTGAGCTTCCAGTACAGCCCGTATCCAGAGGCCAGAGGTTACATCCAAATCTCAGACCTGTACTGGACATATGAAAGGACACAAAAATGAAGATCAAACTACACGACGGCATCCGGGATTCAAGCAAGGTGTTGAGCCAACTCAACGGGTTGCTGGATGGCTATGACCTCTGCCCAGAGGGAGGGGAGGTAACACACTTCACAACCGCCCACATCAATGGCCGGGAGCAGGGAATTGCGATCCACTTCCAAGCATGGGACAACACCCTCCTTGGTGGCGACAGTTGCCTGTACTGCATTCACTTTGAGGTGGGGAACATCCGCAATGGAACCGGAGTTGTCGTACATGAGTGGGTGGATGACTATGCCGGGAGGGGACGCCACTACCAGACAGCAAAGTTTGGCCCTGACGATTGTGATGACTACGTTCACGC